GTCGAGGTAGTTGTTGTAGTAGTTGTCCCAGAAATAGTGATTGTTCCTATAGTAACTGTATCGATTATGTAATAATGTGTAGGAGTTGTAATATCAAGTACTGTGGCCGCAATATAATCACCTTTACTCAGAAGTGCCGCTCCCTTACTCACGGCAATTGCAAATGAAGTATCAGAAAGTCTTACACAATCCATACTGGAAAAACCATAATTCTGTGAAAATCCAACAAATCGTTCAATGCGATATGTAGAAATTGCAACTGTTGAAGCAGGAGTTGCCTGTGAGTATCCATTCTTCGGAAAATAAGTATAAAAATTAAAATCTTCCTCACCGGCAGTAGACTCAATAGTATTAAACTGAATCATGTTTTTATTTACTACTGAAGTAATTGATGCGGTAAATACATTAGTTGATCCAAGAGCAAGACTTGAAAATCTAACAAGATCTCCGACATTAACTTGATTAGTAATAAAATCGGCATTAGGGTCATACAGACAATTAGCATTATCAAGATCATCAAAATCATGATCACCACCAACTGTTGAAGTACCGATGATGATAGTATCAAAACTGACAGCGCCTGAATAAGCTTTTGTCAATTTAATAGTAATTTCATCGATACCAACAGATTGAATAGTTCCAAGTAAAACAAATGAAGCTAAACTAGCAGCATTACCAGCAATTACTGCCTGTCCTGGTTGAAGTTTTGATGTTGCAAAAGAAGCTCCAGTGGCAATTACAGTATCAAGTTTTCCAGCAAGAATTTGAACCTTATCAGTTCCAAGAGTTTTGTGATAGTAGGGAATAAAAGCTTCGCAAAGGCCTTCAAGTTGTTCCGTATTCGGAACTGTATATCTGTCATCTTTGCCAAGTGTGATTCCTGTAGAACTTTTTGTCGGGTTGATGGCAATATTACCAAGAGAAGCGGTATTTCTATACCTTAATGTTGGATTTGCATAAGCTGTCACGGGATAAAAATTATAAAGACGATCTCCAATAACACTTTCACCCCATATGACATCGTCAGCTCCCCAAAGAAAGGTATTTGAATGTATACCATATGATGTTCCGAGAGCTTCTTTACTATATACATCATATGCTGTTCCTATTCCGGCAGGGGGCAGATTTTCAACTGCAGTAGCCGGAGGAGTCGCTAAAAAATTTTGTTGTACTGATACATTTGGGCCCTGGTATGACATATCATTCTCCTTTAATTAAATTAAGACGCCTTCGGTAATTCAACTTTTAAGTGTATTGTATTCCAAACAATCCTATAATGAGTAGTAAGTCCTTCTGGCGGATTAAATGGAATTACACTATTATTCAAGTCTCTGTCAGATAAACGTATTTGATGATTATTAATAATTTCTTCTATAGTATACAATCTCGTATCCTCGCCTATCAATACATAATACCATTTTTTATTTAATTCAGCTGATAATAATTGAGGATTATTTGTTTTTAAAATCCCAAAATCAGCTGTATTATCTACTATATAAGGTTGCCCAGGAGTTATAGTTCCAGAATCAGAATTCCAAGTATTTTCAGATGAAATATTAGTAATCGAAATTTTATTAAATGGATCTAAGTCTATTTCTTTTTTAATCCATCCAAGATATACTGAAATTTTTATTCTTAAAAATACTTGCCAACGTCTTACTTCTACATTTTGTTCAACAGGCGTTTCAGGACCCACATCCGCCCACGAAATGTATCTCATGAACGGTAATGTATATTTGATTCCTTTTCTATTGGCCTGTATTTCAATAGCTAAAAAATTTGCAAGACTTGAAGCTTCGGAAGCGCTTCCCGCTTCACAAAGTATATCAATCGTACCGTCTGCCCAGTCTTCATATTGTGCGTTTGTTAAAACATTTGCATCAGCTGATGCTAGATTATCCATTACCCTTGATGCAAATTGAAGACCGCTTCTTCTTACTGTTATAGATGGTATACTTCCCGATTTTGCATTATCAATAACATAAGTACTTGAAATTCTTATTCTACTCTGAGTTTCATCTGGATTCCATCTATATGCAGGAGGCGTTATTTCTGGGTTTGAAAATCTGCTTTGAATAAATGATAAAAAGCCATCTACTACAAGACCAAAAGGTAAATTCAGCAAATCAGATGGCATTTATATAATTTCTCCGTATTTGAGAGCCTCCTAATATAATATAGTATTCTAAAGCGATATTTACAACTATTTCAAAATTCTTACTGCGATGTAATCCATTCATAATCAACTAAATTCTTTGTTGCGTCAGTATCAATTATTCCAGTTCCATATATGAACTGTCTTCCCTTGCTCCAACCATCTACAGTGACTTCTGATTGTTTAATAATATTAGCTTCATAGCGTCCACGTGCGGCAATATATTGCATTTTAACTTTATTTCGAACCAAGATATATGGATTTTGAATATCGCTGGATGGAGTTATTGTAATTTCATCGCAAGTACTTATTACACTAGAAATATCAATGGGATACAAATAAACAAGTTGGCAATTTGCTGTTGGAGGAACTATAGGAACGGGGGTTCCGACGAATGTAAATGTCGCATTCCCAGTTACTGTTATTACTTCTGGAACTGTAAAACTATATGTCCCTTGTTTGGAAATAAGGATATGATACGTTCCAGCATCAAGGGCAAAAACTTTATTACCATCAACATCGCTTTCTCCGACAGCTTGTAAAGTTAATTCGCTTTGATCGAATATTTGAATACTCGCATCATTAATTGGAGCGCCAGGAGATGTCTGCAGATGTAATGTTACTGAATATATTCCTTCTCCAGCCATGACAGCCGTATGTATTTCTTGTATCTGTTCATTATTTGTGATAATTTCATCAATAGATTCTTTTTGTAATGTACCAAAATCGATATTATTCTGGCTTACAACATTTACTCCAACCTGAGCTTCATCAGTATTAACATCTGCTCCTTGAATTTGTTCCATATCTGCTGCCAAGTTTTTACATTGAACCACTCCGTCAAATTCAGCAAGATGGTAAGCTCCAGAAAGAGATAAAAGAAAAGAATCAGTATTTTGAAATCTTGAATTTTCAAATTGAACTTCATAAATGCCAGGATTATTTGTGGGATCTAATTCTCTAAATCTGCAATGTCCCGCAGTTGGCACTTGATACACTCCAAGAGTTGTAATACTATCTATAGTAGAATCTGAACTTTGATAAGTAACTGGAGTAGATTCATTAATTTTAATAGTACTTATAATTAATCCCGTTGATGTATTAGATACTCCCGTCAACCCATCACCTTCCATTGATTTTCTATTCATCAATTTTATTCTAAGTACTACATTTGTTGGAGATACACCGTAATGTACAAATGCCATATATTACCTCATTTGATTTGTTGTATTATAAATATAATTCTTCATATGTAATAAAAACCAATTTGATATTGGTTCACTTGGACTTGCGGATTCCGACGGACTTATAGAAGCTGACGGACTTACTGATCTTGAAATACTTGCTGATGGACTTCTCGAAGCCGAAGGGCTTCTACTGGCTGAAGGAGATCGTGACTTACTAGCGCTTGATGACGGCGAAATTGATGCTGAAGGACTTCTAGATGCTGATGCACTAGACGAGGGACTTATAGATGCAGAAGGACTTAAAGAAGCTGATGCACTGGATGATGGGCTAATTGAAGCTGAAGGACTTTGCGATGCCGATGGACTACGTGAAGCTGAAGGGCTGACTGATGCCGATGGAGCATGTGGAGTATAAGTGATAACGATAATACCATTAGCGCCATTACCACCAGTTTCTGCAGCTAAACGATATCCAGAATTTCCTCCACCACCCCCATATAATGCACCATTTCCACCACTATTTGCCCTACCGCCTCCTCCGCCGCCACCACCAGGGCCATATCCGGCATCCCAACTGGTTGCTGTTGATCCAGCTCCGCCTGGATACGAACCATCACTAAAACTTCCACCTCCACCACCACCTGCTGATGCAGCGCCAGGAGCAACATTTGAAGTCGATCCAGTTCCATGCCCTGTTCCTCCTGGGCCATCTCCCCCGTCAGTACCTGAAGTAGTACTAGAATTTGTTGTTGCTACTGCGCTTCCATTACCAGCTCCACCGCCACCAGCACCACCTTTTGTGTTTCCACCACCAGTACGTGATCCAGCTGGTTGACCTCTTCCAGCTGGTCCAGCCGCTCCACCTCCCCCTGATCCACCAGCATATCCTCCAGGACCAAGTGCTCCACCACCAACATATCCAGTAGTTCCTGTTCCTCCAGTGCCACCTGCACCGCCGGCAACTGCTCCCTTTCCACCTACCGCTATTACAACATTAGTATTCCATATTGTGTTTGTTGCATCTCCACCAGTAGTTCCACCTGTTCCACCTTGCCCAATTTGAATCCCATTTATGGTTGTATCTGATGTATATGCTACTGTTGATGTTCGATATTCTCCTCCTCCACCACCATCAATAACAGTTGTACTTGATATTCCTCCGCCGCCACCACCAATACATTCAACCTTGATGTTACTTCCATCAGTATGGGCACCAGCCCAAGAAGTGCCAGATAATATGTATACATACGCCATAAATTAGCCGATTTTTTTAATATCAGTAACATCAGTAACATCTATAATAGCTGGAGAAGGAGATGGTTCTGGTCTTGGTGTTGTAGTAGTTTCTTTTACTGATTTTATGAACACTTGGGCGCTTTTATCATAAACATCTTGCATTTCGGCATCAATGGATGCTATTAATTCATGATCTTTAATACTGTCTCCACATTTTGGATCTGCAATTATAATTGCTTTAACTTCTCCTTTATCATCAACTACTGCATATCTATCATCTTTAGGAATTAATCCTGTTTTATCACTGACTAATTTTTGTAAATCTTCTAATGGTGGCACTTCTTTATCATCAAATATTATAGAATCTTCCCCATCTAAATATAAAAGATCTTTTATTTGTTCATCATTATCGGGAACAAAAATTGAACGTATACGTCCCGTTTCTTTACTAAACACAACTACAAAACTCATAATACCTCCAACAGAAAATCCTTGAATCTTCCCTTTGATTTTCCCCATCCTGGAACATCATCAGCCATTTTCCAACCTTGACATGATTTCTGATTTCTGAATTGATCTTGACGCCATCTATTACGAGTAAGATTTACAGTGTGTCTTATATCTATATTAGGAACTTCAGAAAAAAATCTTTCTGCTGGATAATTATCTATTCCTCTCGGCATTGAATGAGTTCCAGGCTCAAATCCCGTGCTTCTGTTATATATGCCGCCTTCGGCCTCCATTTTTGCAATACGTTTTCTATAATGTTCTACAAGAAGTTTTCTATAAGCAACAAGTCCTGAAGTTTGTTTGCAATAATAAAACAATGCTTGGCCACTTATAGAATCTACCTTCCATGTGTTCTCATTATAATAGTATACATTTTCTTTCGGAGGAACGAAATCAAAATGACTTTCATGATAAATCATATCATGTTCACACATATATACGACATCAGCTGTACAGGCTTCAAGTCCTGTTAATATTTGTTTAAACATTGTTATAATACCACGCTCAAGAGGAAGAACAATGTTACGACCAAAGTGTGGTATTGGTTTTAAAGAAACTGATACAATATCAAATCCATTACATCTTTGAAGAATATTTTTTTGACATATTTCCAATATTAATGGATCGGGAAGATTGTCAGTATAATATATGACTCCTTTTGAAACTTTTTTACTTGTTTCATCGGGCCAGTCAGGAACAGGACCAAATTTTTTAATAAGCCATTTTAAAGGATACTTTGCTCCAGGCCATGTATTTTCAATCCATAACTTTCTTGAATGTTCCCTAGCTTTTCCAATTCCTGGATTGGGATAAGGAAAACCAAATCCTGGCTGAGTTCTAAATAAATGACTGAACCATGTTTTTTTATTAACAACTTGCCTACCGCCAGATAACCATGTTTTGCAGGATATTTCAGTACCCATTTGTCCCCACGAACCGTGATTTTCATCTAAGCCACCAAGTTCCCAATAGCGATCTTTTTCCATCATCCAACATGCACCAATCTGACTCATAGTATCACATATATCGCCCTGAGCTTCAGGACGTTTTTTAAAATCCCCCCAATATTGAAAATGAAGAGTGCTGTCAAATCTTGCAAAATCTGAAACTCTATTCCAACGAGGAGTCCAAATCATTATTCTTTCGAATTCAGTTGTATTATCACATTTTTCACATTTTGTTGGTTTGGGGCCTTGATAAGTTTGATTATTACATTTTTTACATTTCCAATCAAATACGTGAAGATTATACATTCTTGGAATCATCGTCCAATCACGATGCATTTCCTGCATCATCTTAACATCAAATCCCTCATCGATAGCGCAATGAGCATCTATTTTCATTATATATTTTGCTTCGCTTAATTTCACCCCTTCATTTGTTGCAGCTCTTTGTCCTATTGATTCAGTATGATGAATCAGTCTAACTTTAGGATGATCTGCAAGGCCTACTTCAGGCCAATAACCATCCAACACTGCTATAACTTCAGTATCAGCCTTGATAGCTTTTGTTATAGAATCAATTGTTTGTTGCAGAAACTCTTCGTTTCTAGCCGGTATTATCACAGAGAGGTCCATGAAGTAGCCATCCTTTCAATTAAAAAATCTTATAATATTTTTTATACCATTCAACAAATTGTTTAATTCCAACATCAATATTTACTCTTGGATAATAACCTAATTTAGACAATTTTTCAATATTAGCAACAGTTTCAAATACATCTCCAAGTTGCATAGATTTATAGTTAATAATTGCTTTTTTATTACAACTTTTTTCTATTTCTGTAATGAAATTCATTAGTTCTTCACTTTTACTATTACCAATATTATATATCTCACATGGTAATGGATTTAATAGTGCAAGTATAACTCCATCTACTATATCATCTATATAAGTAAAATTTCTTTTCATTTTTCCATGATTATAAACTTCAATAGGTTCCCCTTTAAGAATTGCTTTTGTAAAAATAAATAATGCCATATCTGGACGGCCCCATGGTCCATATACAGTAAAGAATCTTAATCCACTACAATTAAGTCCATATAAATGACTATAACAATATGCTACTAATTCATTAGAGCGTTTTGTTGCAGCATATAAAGAAACTGGTTCATCAACTCTTTCAGTTTCTATAGATGGATCTTTAGGCATTGATCCATATACTGACGAGGATGATGCATAAACAAAATTTCCTATTCTATTATTCCTAGCTACCTCAATAACACTAAGAAAGCCTTCATTATTGGATATTTGAAATTCAAAAGGATTTGTTATTGAATAATGTACTCCAGGTTGTCCAGCAAGATGGCAAATTTTTGTAATTTTATATTTTTTTACTAAATGAGATAATTTTTTATAATTACAAATATCCATTTTATAAAAATGAAAATGCTCATATATTTTTAATTGTTTAATACGCGCTTTTTTTAATGACGGATCATAATATGAATTAATATTATCAACACCGATAACTACACGGCCAAGTTGGCAGAGTTGTTTTGATACATGATAGCCGATAAATCCAGCTGCGCCGGTAACAAGAATCGTTTCTGATTGATGCATTGTTATCTCTATTTTGTTTTATATGGAGCAGTTTGATTTCTAGTATATGTCACATATGGAATATGATAAATATCTTCATCAATAACCATAAATTTACAATTTGATGTTTTTAAAAGAAATGGAATTGAAAGTTGATCTACTATATGATAACGTGATGTGTGAATCCACCATTCTTTTAAAAGAGTTTTCACGCTATCGCAGTTTTTATAAATAAAAGAGCATGTTGCAAGAAGAAGATCGTCTTCATATCCTGGTTTATTACATGCAGCTAATTGGTCATCAATTAATTCACCCCAATATCTTGATGTTAAATATTCATTTTTATCTTCAATTTTTTTTCTAATAAAGTCCGCTTCACTTTTAATATTATTACGAGTGGGATGTTTAAAAAAGACAATATCTTTTGATGCTATTATCGATAAATACCATTGAATAGTTTGTTCATTTAAAATTGAAAAAGATCCATCTAACCATATATAATAATCATATCCTGGAACCATATCATATCCAAACATTTTAGGAATTCTTGCTTGAAGTCTTGGAGTCATTGCTTTAATTCTTGGAGGAAAATTATTATCATCAAATCTATGTATATCTATTTCAACATTTTCTATTGGTATCTGAGGAACAATATAAGAAGGAGGATCAAAATGTCCTAAATTTGCTGTTATAATTGCAATTTTCATATTATTTATACCTCAATACCAAAATACTTTTTTAAAACATCTTTTGCTGTTCCCCAATATGGAAGTTCAAAACAACGATCACCGCCAAGTCCCTTTCTTGTTCCAAGACCCGCAAAACCTAATGCTTCAGGATGAGAAAACATAACAGTTGGTTCTGGAGATTCAAATATTACAACAGGTCTTCTTGTAATATTCATCCATTTCTCATATTTTCCAAATTCAGCAAAATGATGTAATGGTATTTGACTTTCATCTGGATATCTGGCAAATCGCTCCTCAGATGTTTCAATTATTAAATCTTTAGGAGCAATACAATTACTTAAAACAATTCTATGTTTATTTGAAAATACAGGAGGCCTCGACCATGTATAAAGTCCCCAGCGATTCCAATTATATGCAAACTCATTATCTTTAGGTCTGAAGCAAGTAAAATGACTTGGTGAGTAAAGACAATCATCTTCACATAGGGCTACATATTTTGTTTTAACAGCTTTTGCGCCAATAAGAACTTGTCTATAAATATTAATTTGTGATCTTCCTATATTTCCAACACAAATATTTTCACCAAAATTAATAGGTTTTTGAGAAACACTTATAAGCGGTATATCACCTTTTGCGATTAATAATTGATTTCTAATAGCTTCAGCTGAAAAACTATTGATAAAATTTGCAGTATAATAAACAATGGTAATATCATTCATATTTAACTCTTATAAAAAACTTCAGTATTTTCGAAATTACTTAAAATTGCTGATGGGCCTTTTCTTGTAACGGGATGGATATAAATATATTTAAATAATGGATAAATTTCCTTATAATGATAGGCATAATCTTCTTTCCACCACGCATCATGAAGAATAATAAAACGAGCACAATCTTTTACTTTTAATGCTAAATCTTTTCTTTTTTCAGCAGGATGATTATCTATAAAAGCTATATCCCATTTTTTATCTGATATTGGTATTTCATCCCAATTAGTGACAAAATTTACTTCATGAAAATCAGAACGATATTGTGTACTAAGATTAAAATATTTTTCTTCGCTATCATATGATACAAGTGTCCTTTTTTTATCAAAACATGCCCAATGCAGATATGGAGTACTATACAAACCAGTTCCTAATTCAAGTATTGGACCGCTTGTTTTGTTTGTTAAATTAATCAGAACAGGCATATGTGTACCCCAGGCCATATTAAATCTCATTGTTTCCCCACAATCTATTTCTAAGGTCAGTAGCAGTTCCCCAATATGGGAGCGTATCTGTCGATATATTATATGTGCTGGTTCTATTTCTTAAACTATGTCCTGTTTTTATAGTAATAACTGGATTTTGTGCAACCCAATTAAATAAATCAAAAGTATGAAACGCTTCTGCCCTTATTTTATTTGTTTCAAGTAATTTTAATAACTTTTCCAGAGATTTAATCCAAAATGCTGTTCCACAACACTGGGCACCTTCTGTATATTGTTTTTTCCAAAACAAATTTTTGTGAAAATTTCCAACCCATCCCCAGAATACCCATACATTCTTATATCTGTATACGTTATCATTTGTTGGAGGAATAAATGAAAAATATTCTGGAGGATATAAAACATCGGATTCTGCTGCATGAGCAAATTCTGTTTTAACTTCTTTTAATCCAATAAGTAATTGTTTAAATGCTGACATATCACAATAAGGTATTTCACCTACACATATATTCGTTCCAAAATCAATAGGTTTTCTTGATACTGAAATAAGTGATAGCTCACCCTTATTTTTCCAAATTTCATCTCTTATCTTTTTTTCAAATTGTTCATTTTCAGTATTAGAAGTATAATAAACCACTGTTGATTGTATCATTGTTTTACCCAAAAGAATGATTTGGAACGTTCTGATGTCACAAACCAAGGTTTAATAAAATATGCATCAGTATAAGCATTAATTACTTGAAATACATGGTTATTAACCTGAGTTCCCTCTTTATGATAATCATGTCCTGATATTATTCCGCCAACTCTTACTTTTTTAGACCATTCACATAAATCATTTGTAAAATTTTGAAAGGTATGATTTGCATCGATATAAATATAATCAAGTGATTCATCTTTAAATGTTTTGACTATATCAAGACTGAATTCCCTCATTATTATGCAGTCATATTTAGATAAAAGTCTTTCTTTTGTTGCTTCAAAAAATCTGTTAAGTTTTTCCTGATTAACATGGTCACGATATCCATGATAAGCTTTCCATGGATCAATAGCAAAATGTTTAACATGGGGATTGTTTTGACATAAAGATTCCGAAAAAGCACCTTGTTCAACACCTATCTCTGCTCCAATTTTAAGATTAAGTTCACAAAACAATTCAGAAAAATTTTCACGATCAATTGAAAGCTGTATTGGCATTTCTCCAGAATAATTCAATTTATCATATTTTCCTAAAATTTTTTCTACAGTATCCATGATAGCATCCCTTAAATTGGTTGAATGTTACTCCACGCTCCATTATGATAAACAAGTCCATGCATTATTTTCATTCCTCTATGTTTTCCAATTTCATTCAGTTGTTGTTCTGATAAACGAACTGCATCTTGAATATTATCATATTTTTCTTTATAATATTTTTGCCTTATATCATATCCATGAGATATGTGTGTTATTTGATTTGCTGTTAAACATTTAATTTGAGTATAACCAAATTCTTGGGCTCTTGTAAAAAAATTTGAATCCTCTAATCCATATGATTTTTTTTCTTCTATATATCCACCAGTTTCCATCCACATTTTCTTTTGAAATATGCATGTACCATATAATCCCCTGAGTTTATGAGGGGCCCCCTTCCATTTATCTGATCTTATATAAAATTCTTTACTTGGAAGCGGTTTGATAGAATCAAAACATGGATAGTTTATTTTAATATCACAACCAGTGATAAAAACAAAATCTGTATCTGAAAATCTTGTCCCTATATTAAATACTCTTCCTGGATCCCAGTATTGTTGATTAGGAATTCGTGCAACATATACTCTACTGTCATTTATACTGTTTATTAATGGAATAATATCTTCTTCAGAATTCCAATCAACTATTACTATTTTATCGATTTCCTTTAATTTAACCCATGTTGGAAGAGATTGCGAAAGATAAATTAGACGATTCATAACACCAGTTACTATACCAATTTTACTTCCATTAATCATTTTGGCTTACGCAGCTCCTTCCAATTCTCAGGCCACGTTGGAACAGGCCAGAATTTATCAATTAACCATTCTATATCTTTAGTTCTTCCTGGCCATTTATTATTCATCCAATAATCAGCTGAAAAAATTGCACCATCAACCATTTTTTGTTTCGAGATATAATATCCTCTGCCATACTTTTTACCTTTATGAAGATGGGCATACCATGTGTTTTTATTGCATATAACTCTACCTCCAGAAAGCCATGTTCTATTACATATTTCCTGAGCTTCCTGTACAAAATTTCCATATCCTTCGCAAGTCATTCCTCCGAATTTCCAGAAATATTCTTTATGCATAAACCAGCAAGAGCCTTGAGACGACATCTCATCAAGTATCGGAGTATCAATATTTTTAGCGGCACGTTCTTTCCATACATCTCCATGCATACCGATTTCTTCTGGTTTTAAATAAGGATATGTTAAATAATGAGCATCAACGGGTGGCCTTCCAGTTTCAGCTATCTTCCATGCCTCGCCGTCCAAACTGTATCTACGAGGTATTGAAACCCAATCCACATCGCAATTGGAGGCCATCTTCTCATCAAAGCCCTTATCAAGCATACAATGAGCATCAAGTTTCATTAAGTATTTTCCATTGGCAATTCTAGCAGCAGAATTAATTGCCGGCCTCATTCCTTGTGCGTCTGTAACATGGATAAGAGTTAAATTCTTAACATCTTTTAATGGGGGATTCGGCCAATAACCATCAAGGACTGCTATTACTTCAATATCTTTTGTGGCTTTTTCAAAGATATCATCAATAGTTTTTTGTAAGAAAATTTCATTCCTTGAAGGAATAATAACACTGGTCTGTACCATACTATTAACTCCTAATTAGATTTACGATTTTTCCAATATTGTAATTTAATTTTTTTCATTTTTTGAATAGATTTTATATTATGATGTTTTCCTAATCTAGCTTTTCTAATTTTATTTTTAGTTTTTTTAGAGAGATGTTTTCCATTATTAAAATCTCTTAATTTCTTTTTTGTTACTTCACTAAGATGTTTACCCCTCCAATAAGGAGTTTGATTTTTGTGTGATAAACTCATTTTAATTTTTGATTTTTTTGAATGATGTTTTCCAGAAATCCATGGTAATTGTCCTTTTTTACTATCACTAATTTTTTTTCGATGTTCTTCAGTAAAGGGGCCACTTTCTCCACCATCGGTAGAATTAACAACTATATATCCACAATTTTTATAAAAAGTAATCCAAGATTTTTCTTTATTTTCCCAATCTTTTACATTACACTGTTCTAATATTTGAATATCAGGAACTAATTTGTTTATTAATAATGATTTAATCCAACAAGTTTTATATGTATGATTTTTATCTTTTAAATGTTGATAATATCTTAAATATGGATTATTACTTTTACCAATATAAATATGAAATTCTTGTTGTTTTTTAGGATCTATTAATGCGTAAATAAAAGTTTTCATTCTAAACCTGGCACATTAATATTATACTGAATATCAGAAGAATTTAATTCTTTAAGCCATAATATTTGACTTATAACATAATTTTGTTTAGAATATATATGATGATTTTCGCTTAATTTAGGTAGTTTTGTTACGTTTACTTTTAAAACTATATAACGTTTTCTTGTATCTTTATTTATAATTATATCTTTATTTCTTATTAATGGATAATTTGATATTCTTGCTTGAAGAGTTACTGTTAAATCTTCAGATGTTTCTTCAAGTTTTGATTGTTTAGGATCAGCATCATAAGCCATTTGTACAAGAATGGCGCTATAATATCCATCAGCAAAACCACTACCATGACAAGTATTGCAAACTGTCTTAATTCTTTGCTGTCTAAAAGTACTCCAACATTCTGGACAGTGTGCTCCTGTAACTTTCTTTTTTACTATATATGATGGCTCCCCATCATAATATTCATATAATAATGATTCGGCATATCGCATTGTATCATGTAATCCATTAAAATTTTCTCCTATAAATTGCATTTCAGAAAATTTATAAGCATTAGAATCGGCTTTAGCAATTAATTCAATTTTATAATAATGGTCTTGACTGAAATCATATTGAATTTCTGTATGTGTATACGATAATGGGCCTATGGCTCCATCGATTAAAACACCTAAATCAACAAATCCAAATTCTGGATTTCTACTATACCATATTCTGAAATTGTAATCATCAACTACTTCAGTTGGAATTGTTGGATCAGGAATTATATTCCATTCAAGATAATGAGAATTCTCTATAGTTTTAATTACCTCTAATTCAGAAAAACAAATCTTACTAGTTAATGTACTTGGCGGAAGTGTTGTCGTTGTAACAGGCGGATATCTTGTCGTAGTAGCTTCTGCTGGTTGAGGAGCCGCTGTTGTACTTGTAGAAGTAGTTGTAGTTGTTGAGGTCGTTGTGGTTGTCGTAGTAGTTGTAGGATATCCATAAACCAATAAATAAACATAACCTGCTAATACAGATTTCCAATCAGTTCTATCAGTAGAATTCATATCATCTGTTACAATGCAATAATAATCTCCAACATCATTTTCTCCACATGAATTTATAACGTATGTATTATTTGGGCCTGATTGAATAGGGTCATCATAATCATCAGTTAATTTATAAAAATCATAAGTTAATGTACCAACCACACCAGTAGTATAAACTATTATTGTAGCAGTTGCTTGATATGGGAGCTGTATAGATTGAAGCCCATTAATTTCTATATATGCTGTTAAATAATCAGTGGGAGCGCGAGTAGTAGTTGTGGTCGTAGTCGGCGCTGGTGTAGTAGTGGTTGTCGGTTCTGGAGTCGTGCTGGTTGACGGCGCTATCGTAGTAGTCGTAGTTGGTGCCGGCGTGGTTGTGGTAGTAGGTCCAGTTGTAGTAGGAACCGGCGTTGTGCTGGTTGTTGTCGTAGTACTTAAAACATGAAGTGTAACATTGCTCGACACATCTGGCCCATCTGTATCTGAAATTTCACACCAATATTCTCCATTATTTTCTAATGTACACGAAGGAATAATGTAATTGCCATTATGATCTCCTTCGCCTAAATAAGATGGGCTGTTTTCATCTAGTTCATTTTCTTTCCACCAATCATATCGCATTCCACCTATATTACTATGAACTACGACAGTAATAGTTGCTTGTTCTCCAACTAATACTGTAGCCGCCATTTGACCATTAACAAGTATTGAACTAATGCTTACAGTCATAAAATTCCTTTAGTTATCCATTATATACATTATAACTTTTTCCGCCATCTATAGTATATAAGTATGGCGATTTAGGATCAATATTGCATATATCTTTAGAAAAAAATGTACTTTTATTATTTGAAAGATGAACCCATTCTGTTTTTTTTATAGGGTCTTTCTCATGTATTACCTGCCCAAAATTAGTTATTCCAATCTTATTAAGATTAACAGCAGCATTAAAAAAATCATTAATAATTATTGTTGGGATTGTATCAGCAGCCCCAACAGCAAACATATAAAAGGGGCCAAATTGTTTATAGTTATCTGGCTGTTGAATTGGGTCAACTGGAACAATATTTCCACAAAAATGATCTGATTTAGGAGAAGGATTATATCCTTCTTTAACCAATCTATTATAATCAGACGCTTCTCTTACTCCACTTGAAAAAGTAACGTGACCACCAACTCTATCTATTACAATTTGAATATTTTTAGCAAGATTTCTAATCATTAATTCTTGTAATGGAAAGGCGGGTTTCCATGTATCAGGAGTTCCGAATGGTCTTAATTCTTTATAACTTATATTATTAGTCAAATCGCCCATTAACTACCTCCATTATTTAAGATATGGAACTACATACTTATTATAATATTCGGGATTGAATTGATCTTTATGTGTTTTAAAATAATCATAATATGGTTGATAGATACCGTTTAGATTTATAAGTTCTAATGGTCGTTTTGCGAAATCTGTAGATTGTAATTTATGATTCTCAAAATTATTAGGATTATCAATTTGTCCACTTTGTTTATGTCCAGCTACTTGTGGAGGATCGCTCCAATTAAAAGAATATCCTGGTACTGAATCAGTAGAATTTTCTTTTAATTGTCCCATATCTCTTAATCTTGTATACCATAGCAAGTGTTCTGAGCCAGTCTTCATTGCAAAATTTACTTCTTTCAATGAAACAATAACACTGGCTTCCATTGTATTTTTAGCAAGTTCAACTCCTGTTTTTCTAGCAAAAAATGAACGTTCTGGTTTAAAAGCTTTTGTTTTATACCTTTGTATACCATCCATTCCCTGTCTATTATTCCATGGAAGAAAGATATCGTCATCATCCCAGCATATATAATATCCACCAGTTGCCTTTGCCACAGCATCTCTTCGAATAGCGCCGATATTTGTATATGGTTGATGAGTTACGGAATCAATAGCGCAATTGAATATTTTTATATTCTTATTTTTTAAATTATCTCCCAAAATTAAAGCATGTTCAATATCAGTATTATAAATAATAAGTTCTGATTCACCCTTATAATCCTGATTTAAGAACATAGCAATTGAACGTTCTACACAGGTAAATCTTCGATAGGTAGTCATTACGCAGGATATTTTATTACTGAGAGGTTTTTCTACTACAACCTTTGAACTCTTAATTAATTGATATGCATCTGCTACCATTTTAGCATCAAATTGAGTTTGTATTGGTTTAGTATCAAGACCAAGTTCTTCGAAGCCTATGATATAATTTCTAACCCTATCAATCATATTTAATGGATAAGGTATTGGTTTTTTAAATAAATGCATCCAGACAAGATTGGGATAGCACATTACCTTTCTGCCGGCTTTTCGATATTTCTCATGAATGTAACCTTCTTCACCACCGAAACCTCTGAAATTTTCATTAAAACGAAGCCATGAATTTTTCTTTGCTAAGAATATTCCAAGACCAGCCCCCCATATTTCAAATGGCTGTTCGGGAAGTTTATTGAGATAATCACCCCATATTCCCCACATATGATCACGCCATATTGGTTTCCATTCGCAGGTATAACCTTTGGTGTTATCATATAATAAGGGACCATGAATTAAATTATCTGTTACTGGAATATTTTTTAATGCACCAGGCTTAAGCATGACATGAGAATCCATACATAACACCATTTCACCTTTTGCAAAATCAAATACTTTATTTCTTACCTCACTTGTACCTACGATATTAGTAAATTTCTCATAACGTACTATTCCATTTCCATCATTTTTTGCAAAGTTTTCTAAATCTTTATCGCCAAAATTATCAACGATTAAAATCTCACAATCTGTTAAATCTTGATAAAGTCGTAAAGACTGAACTGTGAACCAGACTTCAGTAAAATTTTTATAAGCCGGCATTCCAATAGTAAGTCTCATGAAAGTATCCTTAATGTTAAGGTCATTGATGATAGTTATTCATAAAGGCGATATTATCTTCTAATTTATGCTGCATTGTCCATCCAAGAGAGTTAGCAATATGTCGTGTTCCTTCTGATCCATAGGGAACGGGATGCCTTCCTGGAATTAAATAATATTTTCTTTTTGTTACTATTTTATACATGTGTTGTTCAAGTGGCATGTTGATATTCTTATTAAATTCTTTCATTGAATTGCAAAATTCTTCTAATAATTCAGTAGTTGCAAAAATTATATCTGTTGCCATATGGTTAGAATGAACCCATGTAGCCCCACCATACCACATATTTTTTTTTTCCATATTATTAAATATATCTAATATTATATCTTCATTTAATAACCAACTATCAACACTTAATTTTATCCATTTTTTAATACCATTATTCTTTAATAATCTATATCCTCCAATAATTAAGTCAGCATCGCCTGGAGATTGTCCTCTATTTTCACATTTAAAATCACATATTTCTTTTTCATTTTTTCCATTGTAACAATATGCGATATGAGGTTGGATCTTTATATATGAATTTAATATAGTACGCAGATAAGGCCAATATTGCTCTTTATTAAAACACGTAATTATAAAATTTATCTCCATCATATAAAATATAGCTAAATTTACATAATTACCCAACCATTATATTAAAAAAGGGCGGTTGTTTCCGCCCTTTGTTTAAGACAAAATAAAGAACAGAATTAAATAATTCCAGCCTTTGACAGTTGAATTAATCCACGAACAGTGTCAGCGCTGAACATTAATTCTGATTTCTTTTCAAATGGTGGTTTCTTTTTGTCTTTTTCTTTTTTATCTTTATCTTTTGCTTCAGCAGCTCCATCACCTTCTCCTTCAGCTTTTTGCTCTTCTGCGCCCTGCTCACCTTCTGGAGTAGCATTTGCTTTAGCCTGAACAGGAGAAGCTACTATTTGATCAGCAACCTGAGATTCAGGTGTTGCTGGTACTGCTGGGGCTGCTGGAGCGCCTGGAGCACCCGCAGCTGCTTCAGGCGGTATTTGACCTCCACCTCCACCAGAAGCTTCATTAGCAGCCTCCGCAACACCCCTGGCAATCTGTCCAGCCGCCAAAGCAATAGTTTGCTGTGCGTTAGCGTCACCTTGAGCAGCTGCCTGAAATGCAGGGGCTAGGAAAGCCTGAGCGGCCTTAGCACCTTCTGCAGCGGGGTCGACAGCCGGTTGTCCACCACCAGCCATTTGAAGTGCCTGTTGGTCAGCTGGGACGGCTGCAGCGCCGGCAGGAGCCTGTACTGGGGCTGCCTGTCCTATTGGGGCAGCGCCAGTGCCCTGTTGCTCAGCAGCACCACCAACCGCTGGAACTGATTCATCAAAATTTGTTGCAGCTTGAGCTGATTTTGTGAGAAAAATGATAGCGTCAGCAACTTCCTTGTTCTCTTTAGCCATTTTAAGTAATTCATCTTTTTTCATAAAACATAACTCCTTTTGTAAGTCATTGAACTATAAGATGCTATTCGGCTTAATAGGCAAATTACCATGTATTGTGTTGTAAGGACTTGAAACTCCACCCCAAGCATTATCAATATTAATGCTAACTTTCATTTGTTTAAAATTATTAATTTCGCTGTCAGCTATTCTAGTTAATAATTGTATAAACTGTAAATAACGTTCTTTATCACTTATTTTAACTGTAATACCGCCATTGTTATAAGTAAGGTCATTTCTCGCCTGGCATATTCCATTTGATATTAAGGCCTCTATTGCACTTTGATGAAGTAATAAACTCGGTATTGGAAATGTTGAAAAATCAAAAGATGCAATTAATGGAGGAATTGAATTTAAAAACCCCAAAGCCATATTTAAATATAGACTTATTAAATTTCCTTTATTTTCTTCACGAAATTTTAATAGTCTATTTAGTTCAGCATAATCTTTAATAAAATCTCTTAAAGCAGAAATATAATCAGCTTCAGTTAATATAGCCATAATTATTTACCCTCATTTATTGAAGCTTTATCAGAAAGTAAATTTTTTTCTATCGTTAATTCAGGCATATTTTCATCATTGATTTTTTGAGCAATGGGATCTTTTTTTAATTTCTCCGCCATATCCCATCCATTTGTTTTTACAACCTGATGTTTAGCAAGAGATTCAAAAAATCTCATTGTTGATCCTGAATGATTAATATCAGGAATACTTAAATTAATAACTTCCCCAGGACATACCAAGGTCTTCATGCTATTGCACAGTATCCAAACTGGAGTATCTGAAATATTTTTATATAACATTCATTTTACCTTTAAGCTAAAAAGGCCCAGCCCGTTTGTCAGGCCAGGCCTTTCCCATCACCATCCACCAAAGGAGACTTACACCGTCAACGAAGCATAATATGTCGAGATATCCGCATCAATTGTACCATCTGCAGAAATCTCAAGATTCGTCGATGTTCCAGGAGCCTTCGAGCCCTTAAGAGTCAGAAGCGTCGAAGACATCGCATTACCGATACCCATACCAATAGATTCCTTTGTCTGCCATTCAATGAGACCGAAAGTCGACTTGATCTCAAAAGAAGGATCGCCTAATGCGAAGTTGTGACCAAGGAAATCAGGATTCGTAAACGCCCAGAGATGACCCATAGGAAGGATATCACTCTTGATCGTGCGAACCACTTTCGTTCCATGGAGAGTATCCGACGTGATGCCATTCAGCACACGGTCCTTACCAAAGTCATCACCGACGTTTGGCAGAACAACAACAGTTTCCCATACTTCCTGACACATCAGAACACAGGCAACCTCTTTGCGCTTTGGATCATTGGCATTGATACCAGAAGCCAATGTATTCTTCAGTTTGACCATATCGCCGTGCGCAATATAAAGATCAACTGTTGGCGAACCAGTATACTTTACGCCTTTTTTGGAAATGCTGAGAGCAGCACCCATAAGGCGGAGGAAGAACTTATCTTCCAACTTCTCAAGAACAGGAACTGACTTATCTTCGATCCTCTTCGTGATCTTATACTGATAAGCCCTGAGGTCTTCAACCGTAATCTGGAAACGCTTTGTCACGAAATTGACGATAGGTATGATATACCTTTCGCCCTTTACATACTGGCCGTCCGGCTCACCAAGATTATCTACACCAACAGCATATGCTGTAGGTTCGATATCCCTGATGATATACAGAGAATTGTCTTTGACGTTACGCTGACAATCTGCCGTTGTGATCGGCTCCTGTGGAATAATAGCCCTTGAAAACGCTGCTTCCATGAGTTCTGTCTTCACATACTGACGACCAGACTCTTGGAGTTCAGCTTGACCAGCAACTGTCGCAACCTTTTCAAGGAAGGACTCGTTAAACTGGGTTACACTGATGTCGTTAATCATAATAAGACTCCTTGAATAATTTGAATAAGTTTAGTAACAGTTATAATACTTGGGGTTGATTAAGGCTCAACCCCATAAACCTTACGATGCACTTGCACTAGGACTTACAGAACCCGACGGACTTATAGACCTACTTGCTGAACTGCTAGGACTTTTAGACGCCGACGGACTGACAGAAGCACTAGTTGAACTACTTGGACTTGTAGACGCCGACGGACTGACAGACGCACTAGCTGAACTGCTAGGGCTAGTAGATGCTGACGGACTTACAGAGGCGCTTGTTGAACTACTAGGACTGGTAGAAGCTGATGGACTTTCAGATGCTGACGGACTTGATTGCGCTCCCTTAAGAATAGGGGAAACAATCATACAAGTTAAAAGTCCAGCACCAGAATCATATTTTTCCACAACAGCAACTACACGTTCTCCACCAAGAGCATATCTCAATTTTCCTTTATTCCCAGCAGTAGTATCAACTGTAAGATAAGCACCTTTGCTTAAATATCCGCCAGTAAAACCAACATTACTCACTTCATATCTGCAACCAATTGTTTCCATCGTCGTAATATGACCGACTTTGACATCATGACTTTCATATGTATTTCCAGTAACTGGAGTAATACATAATTTTGCAGTTGCAGGAGCGGTTCCAGTCGTAATATTGGAGACAACGCCGTCATTGTCAACTTGAACCCACATTCCAGGTTCAATTGTAAAACCACTAAGATTCACTTGTCTTGTGACCCTAACGGTTTTATTTAGCAATGTTAAAATATTTAACATTTATCACTCCTTCTTTTTTATTATGGAGCCGGCGTTGTAGTTGTCGTTGTCGTCGTTGTAGTGGTAGTCGTCTGCGTTACCGACGGCATAATGGATGGATCAACTGTGATAACGGTCAGAAGACCATTAATTCCATCCCAACCCTCAACAACTGCAACAACTGTCTCGCCATTCGCTGCCATTGAAAGCTTCCCCTCAAAAGTAGAAGCAGAATCAACAGCAAGATATTCACCAGGATAGAAAGTGGCACCATTATAACCATCAGCATCAACAGCATATCTGACGCCGATAGTTTCAAGAGTTGTAATCCTACCAACTTCAACATCATGACTCTCATAGATATTGTCAGTGCAACTTCCAATGCAGAGTTTCGCTACTGCAGGATTTGAACTTGTTCCGACATTCTGTACGGAACCATCATTATTTACTTTGAGCCATATTCCAGGAAGAGCGGTAAACGTAGAAAGATCAAAAATTTTCCTGGAAACGCGAGTGCATTTGCTAAGCGGGGTTTTGATATCTAACATGGTTCTCTCCTATTTTAATGTTAACATTAAATAATTCAATATTAAGGCATGATACTTGGGCAACAGATTGTAAAAGTCAAAATTCCTGTTGCTCCATCATATCCTTCCGCGACAGCAACAATTGTTTCACCAGAGTCAGCAACTTTAAGCTTTCCAGCTTTTGGTGTTGACGAAGCATCAACAGAAAGATAATTACCAGCAGCAGCAACTTCACTGAAACCATCGGAATCAACACCAAATCTACAACCGATACTTTCAAGAGTCGTAATTCTTCCAACCTTTACATCATTACTTTCATACATATTAGCAGAAGCATAACCAATAACAAGTTTGCAAACGGCAGGAACTGTCGGGGTTACGACATTATAGGCTTTTCCATCATTATCAATACCAACCCAAACGCCAGGAACCGCAACTAAATTGCCTATATCAATCTTTCTTGTTACCCTAACAACCCTGCTTAAGGGGGTTCGAATATCTAACATAGTAATTCTCCTTTTTAATTAAGCTAAACCTTCGACTCCATCGAATATGCCGCGTTTTGCAGGAGTCTCTGATGCTATTTTTTCGCTCTCTTCGAAGAATATATTTTTTGAAGTAACGCTTCCAAGAGCTATTGCTTCTTTAATAATTTCTAATTCATGATCGCTTTTTTTGAGAAGTTCTGCTGTTTTTTCTTGAATGCCAGGATACTCAATCAACCTCCTATCAATCATTGAATCAA